AGTTAGTTTACGCTTCTGCTTACGAGCAAGTTCTTTACCAGCATCAGTTCCGTTGTTCCACAGTTCGGTATTGATTTCTGAAACTGGGTCTTTTTGTCCCAGAGTGGTTAGAGAGTTTTCAATGTACCAACCACCAGGACCTTGAAAAGCGTGACTGTAGAGTTTGACGAATGGAAGGTCCTCACCATTAGGAGCAGGAAGAAAACGAATCACGGCATAACCATTGCCTGCCTTGTCACATTCTAACTTCCATAGACGTTCATCAGAGGAAGAATTTGAAGAATTCATCTTCTCAACTTCCTTAACAAGTTTAGCGGTAAGATTACCGAGTTTGGATTGTTTTTTAAGATCTGAAAAGCTCATTTTAGATTTGTTGGATAAATTGGATTTGTCGGATTGACTTTGATATTATATCAGAAATTGCATCAGCGGTCAATGTATTTCTTGAGAGACTCAATGGTTTTGTTCATACTACCGAATAACACTTGCATATCAGTCTCTGGTGGAAAACCCATTAGAGCAACTGACTTTCTTAAATTTTCTTTCATTTCTACCGCATCAGGGTCATCAGAAAGAGATAAACGTGTATACATTACTCTCTGCTTTTCAAGCAAGAGTTCAAGTTTTTCAATGTGTTCCAGTTTGGTTTCACGGTTCATTACGCCAAAAGATAATATACTTCCGTATAACTCCTCTTGCAACTTATTGATTTCTTTCAATTCTTCTTGAATAATGTCGGAGTCGAAAAATCTACTCATTTATAATATCCCGTAAAATTTTCTTATAAGAGAACACATCTATATGTAGGAAAGGAGAATATTTTTTAATTTTCAAACTGACGGTTTCCCAAACAGGATCCAGAAGTTTCTTATCAAAATCGTTTGAAAAATGAAATATTTTGTCGTAGATTGCAAATGTTTCTGGCGATAATTTTCCGCTTAGAAATTTTTTGAGGATTGGTGGGTGTCCTTTGGAACAATTCAATGCATCCTCTAATTTGATCTCCGAGAATAATTCGTTGCTTTGTTCTTTGAATAAGTAACTCAAACTCTGTTGTCTTCTCATCCAATCTGAATATATTCTTTCTCCAGAGTTTATAATTGTTCCAATCCATAAGTTACTCGGATTATCGGTTGCTACAAAGTTTGATACAAGAAAATCTACAACTTCCTTATCATTATATTTTCTTGAAGTTTTTTCAAACCAATATTTATCGGACCTTTTATTAAATGAAGTTACACTAGCACGGGTCTTGGCACCGTATTTAAAGAAATCGTATTTTGGGTTTGTAAAATGATTTTTTAAGGACAAATAATGTTGATAAGTTTCAAAAGGTGACATTACAGAGGCAAACGAGCACGGGAAGTTTTTTTCATAAAGTTAAGACGAATTGCGTCCCACTTTAATCTTTCTTTGAGTGGTTTAGAAATGAGTTTAGTCACTGATTCCACTTCAAGATTATTAATTTCACAATAATGTATAATTGCATCAATGTAATTTAAATTTTCTTCGATTACAATTTTTTCAATCTCCAGAGCAAATTTTGATGGAGTTAAAAATTTATTTTCTATAACCTGTTCTAATTCTTTATTTGTTTCCATAGAGTTCCAATTTATCTCTAACAAACTCTCTAATGTATTCGGTGAGGAGTTTGATGTACTTTGATTTGTCTCTTTCTTCATAAACGATGCATTCTCCATTTTCGCAAGACATGATAATTACAAGTTTTTTAACAGACAATCCTGTTAATTCGTAAAGCATACATCCATACGCCATACACTGAACAAAATAATGTTCAATCCACTCTCGTGGTTTTGGTTTTTTAGAAGTTTTAAAATCAATAATTGCCAACTCCCCATCATGTTCTCCAACACAATCAACTGTACCAGCAATTCCTAATTGTTTGCTGTAAAGAGAACCTTCAAGAGCATAAATGTTATTTATACGATTTAATTCACTCTTAGAAATTTTAAAAAGAAATTCTGAAAGAGGTTGGACTGGGGGAAGATCTTTATTGTAAAGATAATTTTCAACCAGCGTGTGCATATCTGTTCCACGACTGGTTGCTTGTTTGGTAATCTTATCTGCCTCTTCTTCGCCAACTTTTTTACGCCAGTTTGCAAAAAACTGGCGATTTTTATGACTTATTACAGAAGTAATCGAAACTAATTTAAGAAGTTTATCTTCTTCGGGAACAGTATAATATCGAACACCATCAATTGTTTCACGTTCTAATTTAGGAAGATCAACATTAACGTGTTTAAATTTTGGAACTATAATCTTTTGTTTTTCTTTTACTTCATAATATTTTTCAATCAGTGGATTAGACATTAGAACCTCACTCTACCTCTATTATAGCATACTATCATTGTTTTTCAATCTTCTCATTAATGCCTTTTGTCTAATTTTTTCTATAGTTTCTGGAGAATGTTTTTTTCCATACATTGGATTATTTTTACCAGAAATGTCATAGTGATTTTCACTGATTTTTTTCTTGGTTTCTTCCGATAAAACTTTACCTAAATGTTTTTCTCTAATTTTTTGTTTTGTTTCTTGCGATAGCATCCTACCAAGACAATGTGTATTTCCTTTAGATGCTGCGCTCATTTTTTTCTTAGTTTCTTCACTATGTTTTTTACCATACATACCAACTTTCTTATCTTTATGAAGTTGTTTTACTCGTTCAGAACATTCTTGGCGATATTCTTCACTTACTTCCCAACCAAAAATTCCATCACCACCATCAGTCAAATTATAACCATTAGGAACTTTTGTATTATATTGTTTAATATAATACTGCTCCAATTCATACGCCCTTTCAGCACTTTCAACTTCTTCAATTAAGTTAATAGAAAATTTTTGCTCTCCATACTTTTGGATTGCTTCAGTTAAAAGAAACCCTCTTTTAATATGTTGTGAAAATCTTTCTTCAAGAGAAAATTTTGTTATTCCAACATATTGTTTTTTGTTTTCAATATTAGTAATTAAATAAATTTTATACATCATAAGTTCGTAAAAGTTATAATTATTTATAATAACTGGAAGTTTTACGAACTAGACATACAATTATAAAGTAATGCCTAGTTCATACTTTGCCAATAGATACTCCTTGACCAAGGATGAACGGACAATATCGTCTATTCCAAACTCAATTATATCAAAAGATGGCATTTTTCTAATAATATTCATAAAATCAATAATACCATTTCTTTCACTTGTTTTAATTAAATCTGACTGTGTAGCATCCCCACAGAAACATATTCTACTATTTTCACCCACACGAGTGATAATAGAATCTAATTCATGACCATTTAAGTTGGAAAATTCATCAACTATGATAATTGCATTATCAAGAGTTGTTCCACGAAGGAATGACGTGCTCCAAAACTTAATAGTCTCTTGAGATTTTAAGTTTCCATAAAGCATTTCAAAATCAACATCGCTTGGCATTTGGAACATATATTTAACCATATTCTTATAAGGAATTTGGTAAATATCCGCCTTATCATCATGAGAACCTGGAAGAAATCCAATCTCACGAGTAGCAACTAAAGATCTTACAATATAAACTTTTTCATAAGGACTTCTTTCATCAAGAACATCTTTTAAAGCGTTGTAAAGTGTAATAAATGTTTTACCTGTTCCAGCACATCCATAAGCAACAAGATGTTTACCTTCAGCATATGAATCAAAAAGTTTTCTTTGATTTTCAGTAAGAGGATCAATATCAATAAGATATTCACTGCTTAATGGTTTTCTGCGCTTCATTTGACGAGTAGTAAGACCAACGCCGATTGGTTGATCTGCTCTTCTATTTCTTCTTGGCATGTTAGATTTTCTTTACAGTTGAACCGGGCATTTTTTGGGCACGACCTAAAACATCGTTCCATCCTGGATTTCGTGCAATCAGTTTATCCTTCCATTCACCAACTTCTCCTGGAGAAGGGCAAGTAGAAGGATCAGACCAATCGCGGATCCAATCAGGATTATCTTTCTTCCACTGATCCCATTCGTGGATACTCATTTCCACTTCTTTCTGTTCACCAGTGGTTTTATTAATAACAGGATACGTCGCCATAAAGTTATGAATTCAAGACAAAAATATTTATGGACTCAACCGTGCTCGGTGAAGACGCTTTTCTTCATAATACTTCCAAACATTTGGTGCCCATTTTTGCAGTTCAGGAACAAAAGAATCACAAAGTGCTTGAATCTCAAGTTGAGCATCAAGTTTAGAACGAAGATCCATAAAGTGAAGAACAGAACGTAGATTGAAAGAAACTACGAAATTTTGACGAATTGCCTGGGGGAGATAATCACGAATATGCTCTTCACACATACCTTCCATATAATACTTGGCATATTCCCCACACTCACTCAGAATGCGCTCTAACTTGCGTTGACGATGCTCTTGTGTCCATTCATACTTTTTACCTTTACGGTTGGTATAGAACCCCTCAGGGCGCACATAGAAGACTTCTTCAACATCAAGTTCACGATTGGCAACCTTCACAACTCTTTTTCCAGTATATCGTTGCGATTGAACATCCCAAGAAGTTCCAATACGATGAGTTCTTGCCTGAACAATTACATTATGAACAAATCCAGAAACTGAAAAGGTAATACCAGGATGTTCAATTGGACCCCAATGCCCTCGCTCATTTGCTAAAAGTTGTTCAACAATCCATTCACCACATTCTGTTGTTGATGGAACTTTAACTTCGTGAATAGGAATCTCCGAATAATCACCCTTTCCTGCTTGCCAAATAAC